ACGCGCGCCGGCGCCGAAGATGGTCGAGCGCAGGTGCAAGCGCTGCAAGACGCCGTTTTTCGCGCGCGCTGCTGACGTGAAGCGCGGATGGGGTCTGTTCTGCTCGAAGTCGTGCAAGGCCATCAAGCAGGAACAGCGTACGGGCCAGTGCCGCGCGTACTGGGATCGCCAAGAGGCGCGCGAGCGCGGCGACGAGCCGACGGAATTTGCCAACGCGCATCTGTTCAGCAACGAAGACTACTTCCACGGGAAGGACTGACATGCGCGCCCCTATCAACAGCCTATCGCCTGTATTGCGCGATTACAGCCGATCGGTTGTATCGCGCGACTGGTTCCCGCTCGCGGTGCTCGGCGCGCTGTACCTAATCGCGTGCGGCGTCGCGCCGGCTTACGAACTTCTCGCGGAGATTGCGCGATGACGCCGTTCGATTACCTCGGCGCTTGGCTCGAGCGTATTCGCGAGCGCAGCCCTGTCGCTGCCTACCTCGTCGCAATGGCGATCGCCGCCCTGTGCACATACACCGCTGCATGTCTCAACCAGGACGGCCCGGCCGTCGCCCCTATCTACGAGAGGAAAGCATGACCACTACCACCGAACTGACCGTCGTCGAGCGCGCCGCTGTCGCGCTGGCGTCGACCGAGCGCGAGACGTCGCTGCGCGATCTCGTCGCGAAATCAACCGACCTCGTCGAGGTCAAGAATGCTGCCGCGCGCGACCAGGTGCACAGCGCCGCGATGACGCTGCGCACGGCGCGCACCGACATTCAGAAGGCCGGGAAGGCCGCGCGCGACGACGCGAACGCGTTCTCGAAGGCGGTTATCTCCGAAGAAAACCGCCTGATCGAGATCGTCGAGCCGGAAGAAAAGCGCCTGCTCGGCCTGCGCGACGCGTGGGACGAAGCGCGCGAAGCCGAGAAGCGCGCGAAGCTCGAAGCCGAGCAGCGGCGTGTCGCCGCGATCCGCGAGCACATCGACGACATCCGTGCGATCGCCGTGCGCATGGTCAGCTGCGCCTCGTACGTCATCGCGGCCGAGATCGAGGATCTGGAAGCGCTCGGCATCACGCTCGACCGCTTCGCCGAGCTGACCGGCGAGGCCGAGGCCGTGCGCGGCGCGACGCTCGACAAGCTGCGCGAGCTGCACGCGGCGGCCGTCGCGCAAGAAGCCGAACAGAAGCGGCTCGCTGCCGAGCGCGAGGCACTGGAACGTCAGCGCGCCGAGCTGGCCGAGCAGCAGCGGCAGGAAGCGCGCGCTGAACAGGAGCGCATCGACCGCGAGCGCCGCGAGGCCGAAGAAGCCGCGCGCCGAGCGCAACAGGAGCGCGAGGACGAGGCGCGCCGGGCCGCGATCGCCGCCGAAGAACAGCGGCTGGCGGCCGAGCGCGCGGAAATGGCGCGCCGTCAGGAAGAACTCGACCGCGCTGAGCGCGAGCAGCGGGAACGCGAGGAAGCGGCCGCGCGCGAGGCAGCGGAGGCAGCGGCGCAGGCCGAGCGCGATCGTGTTGCGCGTGAGCGCGCCGAGAACCGCGCGGCGATGCTCGCGCCGGGACATACCGGCGGCACATGGTCGATCGGAAAGACTGGCGGTTGCATCGTCACGACGGCCGAGATCGCCGGGTGCCCGGGCAGCGGACACAACGACGCCGAGTACTACGGCGGCAATCTGATTTGCGAAAGCGTGTATCGCCCCGCCGACGCGCACCTGATCGCGGCTGCGCCGGCTCTGCTCGCCGCGCTGCAAGCGATGGTCCACAAGGCCACGAAGCAGAACTGGAACGACGCGTACCCCGAGCAGCTCGCGCAGGCATTCGCCGCGATCGAGAAGGCCACGTACGTCCCCACCGAAGAAACCGCAGCAGCCTGACCAACCCACCCCGCGCGGCCGAGTCTCGCGCACATGGAGAAAACGCAATGTCCGACGTCATCACCACCAACCAAGACACCGCGCCCGGCGCGTTCGACCTGTCGCCGCGCTCGCTCGAACAGGCGATGCAGTTGGCGAACATCCTCGCCGATTCGAGCATCGTGCCGAAGGACTTCATCGGCAAGCCCGGGAACGTGCTCGTCGCGATCCAGTGGGGCATGGAACTGGGCCTAAAGCCGATGCAGGCCATGCAGAACATTGCCGTGATCAACGGCCGGCCGTCGCTCTGGGGAGATGCCCTACTCGCGCTCGTGCTCGCCTCACCCGTCTGCGAGTACGTGCAGGAGTGGGAGGAAAACGGCACGGCCTTCATCAAGGTCAAGCGCCGCGGCAAGCCCGAGGACATCCAGAGCTTCAGCGACGACGACGCGAAGAAGGCCGGCCTGATCGGGAAACAAGGCCCGTGGGCGCAGTACCCGCAGCGCATGAAGAAGATGCGCGCCCGCGCGTTCGCGCTGCGCGACAACTTCGCCGACGTGCTGAAGGGTATCGCGGTCGCCGAGGAAGTGATGGACATCGAGCCGGTCGAGCGCGACATCACGCCGCGCGCGACGCCGGCGCAGATCGCGAGCAGCGCTGCGCAGGCCAGCCGGCCGGCACGCACTGAGCGGCACGACAAGATCGTGAAGGATCTCGAAGGCACCGCCATCAACATCGGCTTCGATGCGTTCAAGGCGAAGTGGGAAGCGCTGGAATACAACGACCGCGCGGCCATTGGAAAGAACGAGCGAGATCGTATCGCGGCTCTCGCGGCTCCGTCCGGCGCGCCGCTGCAAACCCACAGCGCGCCGCAGGACGACGGCGCCGGCCAGCGCGAACCGGGTGCGGATGATGAATAACGCCATCGACCAGCGCACCGACGCATGGTACGCAGCGCGTGCCGGCCGGATCACGGCTAGCCGCTTCGCGGACGCGATCGCGTTCACGGGGGGCGAGCCCGGAGACGTGTACAAGTCCGGCCCGAAGAAGGGGCAGCCGAAGCCGCGCCAGTCCACCGGCGCGCGCGACAAGTACATGCGCGAGATCGTGTTCGAGCGGCTCGCCGCGACGTCGACGCACCAGGTCGGCGGCCGCGCGACGAAATGGGGCGAGGAGATCGAGCCGTTCGGCCGCGAACAAGCCGAGCTGGTGACGGGCTACATCATCGCGCCCGGCGGCTTCTTCACGCACCCGCGCTACGCGTTCCTCGGCGCGTCGCCGGACGGCCTGATCGGCGACGACGGCGGCTACGAATCGAAGTGCCCCATGGACGAAGCCGTGCACATCAACACGCTGCTGAACGGCATGCCGGACGACCACGTGCCGCAGGTGCAGGGCGGCATGCTCGTCACCGGCCGTCGCTGGTGGCTGTTCGCTTCGTACGACCCGCGCGTGCCTGAACCGTACAGCCTCTACACCCAGATCGTGCCGCGCGACGACGCGTACATCGACGGCGTGCTGCTGCCCGGCCTGCTGCAGTTCGAGGCCGAGGTCAACGCGATGATCAAGCGGCTGCAGCAGCGCGCCGCGTAACTGCCCTTCCCTTTCTCTGGAGCCAGCATGTTCAACCTCGACAACACCCTCGCGAAGATCGTCTCGTGCACGAACGTCAGCGAGAAACACGGCGCCCAGCGCGTCGCCGCAATCTCGATCGGCCTGTACGTCGTCCAAGGTGGCGAAGTGCTCGAAATGTTCGACGCGAACCTACGCAACGCGCTGTATCGCAAACCGCAGCCGAAGCCCGGCGAACTGCCGATGGAACACGACGGCCTGACCGAGCTGCGCTACCCGTACATGCGCAACCTCGCGTGGGACCGCAAGTACGAGGGCTACCTGCTGCGCTTCCACATCGGCGCAACCGGCATGGAGGACGTGCTGCTCGCCGAGTGCGGCATGAAGGACATCCGGTTCACCACGCAGGAAGGGGGATCCGTCGGCGTGCACTTCAAGATCACCGCGCACCCGAAGGACGAGGTCGACCACGGGAAGATCGCCACGCGCCTGCAGCAGGAGATCGGCATCACGTTGATGCCGCCGGACGACTACGTCGATCCGGGGCTGTTCGGAGACGTGCAGCAGGACGAGGACGACGATCCCGATCCGTTCGCCGGATCCGACCTCGAGCGCGACGCGCAGACGCAGTGACCCACGAGCCGCGCGGCATCCGTCGCGCGGCAACCACCGGCTTCAACGGTGGGTGCTCGGAGTGACGGGTGGGCGCCGTCACAACGCCAACAGATCTGCAGCGCGGCGCTTTCATGCTTACCAGCTGCCACATGCTAGCCGAGCACCCGCCATTGAGGCTTGACCACTTAACAGAGGATGCGATGAGCGACCGACCTACCCTCCACGTTGTTTC